CAGTAAGATGCGCCGCAAAAAATAGAGTAGAGCTTTCCACATAGAGTATGCTACCATGGTGTGTGGCTCATATTTTGAGCTACCTAGATGTTTCACGTGGAACATCTATTACCAAGGAGCAAACTAATGACAATATATAGATGGATCCCAATGCCCCCTGTCAAAGAGGGATATGAAATTGTGCGTGTCAACGAGGTGAAAGACCTTATTACAGATGAGGTGCAGATCGCTGACAAAGACCTTCTCATGACAGATGCTATGGTGCATATGGGTGGGATGATCCTTATAAAAGAAAAAGAGACAGAATTTGGACGTGGGCCAGAGAAGGCTGAAGAATGAAAAAAACTCTGCATCAAAAACTTTCGGAAAGTAGGCGGCCAATTAATAAGCAAGCGGCTCTTGCGTTGCATAAGCCTAAACCAGAGTTTGAATCGGAGCTAGATAAGTTCTCTGGACGCATTGAAAGCGATACTTTTATTCAGCCGTATGGTTTTGAGCATCTGGTTAATTTGTATCACCCAAATGAAAGAAACACTAGGAAATTAAAAGATTACAGTGGCTCCAAGTATGGTCAGGTTAGAGTGTTAGGCGTTTACTTGCCTGACTATGATGATTCAATTCCTTGGTCTAGGCGATGGGAATCTTATAACCCCCAACCTAAAAGATGTCCAACTTGCGGTGGGCGTAATTTTAAAGACACACAGAAAGCAACAAAACGAATACCCCAAACTAGGTGGGTGTGTCGCTGCCACTGCGGAAATTTTATCGTTGTAAATAACGATGAGATTAAGCGGGAAAGTCTTAAATTAAGTTGTTCAGAGTGTAAAAAAACGAAACTTTTACAGGAAGAGGCGGCTGAAGAATGAAAAAATTATTCACCCACGAAGGCAAAGACGCCATCACAGCATCAGCCCTAGTCAAACTAACCGTACCACCTGGGAACACAGCAAACGTCGGACCACGCATATACCGCGTCATCCTCGACGGCAAAGACGCCGAAGAAATAAACCAGAAAATTGCCGATTACGTCGAAACACTCAAACCCCATTACCTCAACCTCCACAAGGTGGAACCCTCCATCGAATGGGAAATCCTCTGCGACGGGGAATGTATCGGGATCGGTTGCATAAAACCCTCTATATAGCTGTGGCTGGAGAAATATTTTTTTTTATTTTTGAAAAAAATGGCCGTAACCGGCGTAACGGCGTAACCAATGGTCTAGGGACCACGAACCAAGGGGCTTTTGGCGGTTACGGCAAGGTTACACGGTTATGTTTTAGTAACAAGACAAGCTTAATATCGATATTCCGTTTATGCGTTTTGAAATCGTTTTTTATTTTTTTTATTTTTGCTGGCTACAGCTATATAGGGATATTTTGACAAAGCCCTTCTGCCCACATAAACTCCGGCAATGGATAACAGCAAAGCCTTGTGCGCTCGACCAAAGAAGATCAGTAGGCGTGTTCCCCTTGAGCATAAAAAACTAACTCGAAAGCAGGAGCTTTTTGTAAAAGAGCTTGTGTCGAAGGATGGTCAGATTACTAAACGGGATGCGGCTATCAACGCCGGATACCCAGCCGGTTCAGCCCATAGCCGAGCCAGTGAACTGACTAACCCTGTTAGGTCACCCCATGTGGTGAAAGCTATTCGACTGTATAGGGCGGAATTGGATGCCCGGTTTGCGGTGGATTATAAGCGTCATATCCGTAAGCTTGCAGAGCTTGGCGAGAAAGCAGAAGAAGCAGGGAACTGGCAAGCGGCGATAGCTGCTGAGAAATTCAGGGGTCAGGCAGAAGGCAATATTTATATCAGTAAGTCTGAAGTGCGCCACGGCAGCATAGATTCCATGAGCCGTGATGAAGTGTTGAAAGCATTGCAGGAGTTGAAAGAAGCTTATGGTGCAAACCATTCCGTGGGAGTTAAGCCAGAAGAAGCAGAGGAAGAAGCCTCAGAGCGAGAGCAAAGTCTGGACTCAGTTCAAGACGGCAGCCAAGAAGCTGCAACCGAACTGGAAACTCACGCGGCTTGAGACATGGAGCTTGCCAGGTGTTCCCGATGTCCTGATCCTAGACCAGAAAGCCACCTTCCAGCTAGTTGAACTAAAGTACACCCGTACAAATGCTGTTCGTGTTAGCCCCCACCAAGTTAGTTTCCTGTCGGCTCATTCCGAGGGCTTAGTTTGGCTGCTGGTTAAAAGAGATCCGATCAGTGCGCCAGCCCAGTATTATTTGTACCGTGGTGACGCCGTTATGGACGTCGCAATGGAGGGTTTAACGGTTGAACCTTATTTCCTCGGAGACTCAATAGATTCGGTTATTGAGTTGATTGGGACACACTAATTAAGTATACTTTGTGTGGTAATCAGAAGAGGGAAGCTTATGTTTTTTTTACTCAATTGGTTGGAAAATCTTTATAAACCTGAATCCCCAGCGGATTTGAAAAAGCGACTGAAAAGTCGTATCAAAAAGAATGACAGCAAAAGCAAGAAGGCAATCGAAAGAGATGTACAACAATAAAAATCAAGGGGCTTTTTGCCCCTTTTTTTGCTTGATTCTCCACATGAATATCGTATAATGAAATGGTGTTAAATAGGAGCTGGAATATGACTGATTGGACAAAATCGTGTGATGACCCAGAGTGCGAGTGCCGTAGCCATGTGTTGTGGCCCGACAATCTCCCGTGTCCTTATATTAAGGAAGACGCTCAAGGATGGGGTGATAGCACCGTCGCAACTAAGTATGTATATACCCGAATAGGCGATGCTCTTAATAGTAAGGACTTGGACGAGATGTCTCAGGAGCTGTCTAATTTGTACTCGGAGCTAGCACACAACTATAAGGTAGATACAGGAAAGTTAATTGGAGCAGACGATGCCGAAGAGTTTGATTACTCTGAAGCCATAAATTCTGATAAATAGGAGCTACTTATGCAAACCGCAATTAATTTAGACGCGATAGAAATAGCAGTGAAAGCTAATAATCTGGTGAGTTTCAATCCTGGGGTTATCGGGGTACTTGATCTCACCAGAACCATGCTGGATAAATCCATAATTGATGCAAATGAAAGTATCCGTCGATTGGCGCAACTCTTTCATGTTGATTACGACGAATTAAAAGCAGGTGAAAGACGTAAGATACCTGCTCTGTTTTCGACGGGAACTGAAAGTACAGTTACTTTCTACCGGACAGCCCGTGGAGATCGACGCATCTCCATTCAAAAAATCAATAAAGAAGCCAGCGCGGGAAACACCCTGAATTTGACGTATGCCCATTCAGCAGATGGCAGTCTTATTCTTGTAGTAAAAGTGGGGGAGCTAGAAGATGAGTGAAAAGAAGAAATACAGAGTATTCGGCAAGGTGGCGGAGATATTGGAAGCTACTATTGAAGCTGAAAGTGAAGAGGAAGCTTGGCAGTTGGCAGAAGAAATGGACGGTGGCGAGTTTGATCTGCCAGATGAACGTGATGCAGATTGGCATATTTATGATGTACGTGAGATTACCTAGCACTTTGTGGCAATGATCAACCCCGCTCTGGCGGGGTTTTTTGTGTCTGGTAGAAACAGAACTTTTATAAATTTCTATGAAATCCGCATAAAGTATGCGACAATACGGGTGGGGCAATTCGGCCCTATTTAGGAGCTAGTTATGCATGAAATAGAAAATGAAGATAGAAGCTTGACGCGCTTTATCCAGACAATTCAGGAGCAGGAATCCAGAAAGCAGGATTATCTGGCGAACACAACGCAGTTGCAATTCCGCACTATTTCCGAGAATGATCCGGAGCCTACTAGCCAGTTAGTCATGGAAGCCAGCGGTGGTTTGCCCACTACTATACTGGATTGCAATAAAGTAGCGCGGGATCAGATTGCATCGAAGGCCGGTATTGACGTTCGGACTTTTGAGCGTTTCCGCACTCACTACCCCCAGCAGTTTGACCCGCTTATCAACGAAGTATTCCAGCGTGAACCAGCCCAGCGAATGATCCGTACTTATATGGATAGCGATCATAGTGGGACAGCTCGCGCGGTGGTATCAGATAAATTCAAAACTTTTGATAACACCCACTTGGTTAATGCCGCGCTTCCGCAGTTACTGGATTCTGATGCGCAGTGGAAAATCGTTAATGCCGATGTAACAGATATGCGAATGTATATGCGGTTGAGGTCAGAAGTAATCACCGGAGAGGGAGCGGGGGTTGGTGATATCATGGCACTTGGACTCGGACTGTCTAATAGTGAAGTAGGCCACGGCAGCGTGTCTGTATTTCAAATGTGGTTTACGCTTCGCTGCCTGAATGGAATGCAAACGGGGAACAACCATCGAAGCACCCATATTACCAGTGCTAGGGCAGAGACTGACACTTGGGGTTTGTTAACTGACGAAGCAAAGGACGCCGACAACCACGCGCTTGAATTGAAAGTGCGTGATCTGGTAGCAGGGTTTTCCAGTCGAGATGCTTTCGACGAAGTGCTTGAGAAAATGCGCCTAGCGGGTGAAGATAAAATCGAAGGATCACCCAACCAAGCCGTCGAAGCACTGGGCAAAGTGTTGCAACTCACCAAGAAAGATACCGGTAATGTATTAGACGGTTTGCTAGCCACTATTGGTCAAGCTGGTTATGCTGGCAAACCCATTAGCCGCGCCACCATGGTCAACGCAGTTACAGCGGTGGCGAATACTGTGCAGCCCGATGATGTAGACGACTGGCAAAAGTTAGGCGGTAGAGTTTTGGAGTTACCAAAGTCAGATTGGCAGCGGGTAGCATTAGCTGCTTAATTGATTGATTGAGCATTTAACCCCGCTCCGGCGGGGTTTTTTGTGTCTGGCATTTGCCCATATATGCGCTTATAATGTGGTTATCTATTCAATAGATAGGAGCTAGCACGATGGAATTAAAAGTCTCAACTATGACCGGTAAAATGCAGCATATACCGGCTATAAATACGAACACCTTAACAAATCCGTTTTGCATTAAAATGCACGACAGCAATAATCCAGGTTGTATCTGTGTCCACTGCTATTCACATGAGCAGCTCAGCGGATACCGTAAAAACTGCGCTCCGGTTTGGGAACGTAACAGTGCGTTACTTTCTGGGTCTGTCATATCAGATGAGCAGATACCCGTTATTAATTCGCACTCGTTCCGGTTTCATGGTCACGGCGAGTTACTTAACTCTACTCATTATTTCAATTTTTGCCGTATTGCCAGAAAGAATCCGAAATGCACTTTTGCGCTCTGGACTAAGAAACGAGAAATTATTAAACGCGCTCTTTACAGTTTGAACCCAGCAGCGCAACGGCCTAAAAATCTAATCTTGGTCTATTCAAACCCGACAATTGATAAGGTGATGAAACGGCCTCCCGTTGGATTTGATAAGGTGTTTAACAATACCAGCAGCTTAACAGAAGCAGATAATTGTTCTGGCCGTAAGTGTATCAATTGCCTTCAATGTTACCGTCTCGACTCCGGCGTTGATGTCATAATCGAAAAAGTTAAAAAATAGTTAAATCAACGGGGGGTGGTCCTTGGCTCTTGAGCCATTTATATTGAGCCATCCCCCCAGAACCCTGAACCATCGAACCCCGCACTTGTGCGGGGTTTTTTGTGCCTTGGTTCTTGTGCTGTGGATCGTGAACCTTGCGCCCCCACCAGTGTAACGGCACCTCTGGTGGGTGGGGGCGGGTTATGATATGCGCTTGCAATGTGTTAAAATCGGGGTTCTATTAATAGATAGATAGGAGCTAGAACGATGGGACTAGATATGTATTTATCCGGTAGTAAGTATATTCCAAGCTATAACCCAATGCCAGAAGAAGCTGTTTTGGTGGAAGCCGTCCGCGAAGGTTTGAATTTGCCTGAATGTGAAACGCCTCTCGCCTCTGTGGAAACTACCATTATCCAATGGCGAAAGGCGAACCATATTCACAAATGGTTCGTGGATAAATGCCAAGCTGGCGAGGACAATTGCGAGCGGCATGAAGTCAAGTTAGCGGATCTCGAAAAGTTACACGGGGTGCTTGCGCAATTGCTTGATCATGACGAGAGCAAAGCCGCTTTGCTGTTGCCTCCTTGTGCGGGTTTCTTCTTTGGTGGTACTGAGTTAGACGAATGGTACTGGAACGAAGTAGATCGCACCCATGCTGTACTGGGTGAGTGGATTGATTTTATAAAGAAAGATCTACTACGCGAAAATTCGTGGGGGTGGGACTTGTATTACCGCTCTTCGTGGTGATCTAATCCCGCCACATTAAACCCCGCTTCGGCGGGGTTTTTTTTGGCCCTTGGTGCCTGGCCCATTGATAAGTGTTAGGGTTAATCCCATGCTAGGTGTTATGAAAAGTTGGCATGAAAATAGCGTGGTTTTCTGGCACACCCCATGCCATGTCATAATTGACAAAAGACATTTTGCATGGGGTGTGGGGCGTGGGTAGTGTATGCGATAGGAGTGTGGTAATATTGGGGTTCTATTAATAGATAGACAGGAGCTAGAACGATGAAAGAAGAAAAAACCAAACTAGAACAGGTGCTGTTTCGTTTGCAGTTTATGTCCTTGTGCAATGCAGCGGGTAGGTTGGACGACATGAATAAAAGCTATCTCATTGCTTGGGAGTTGGTAGAGGAACTGGTTGAAGAAGAAAAGGAGCGAGCATAATGGCGTATTACATATCAGCGACATCGGCACATTGCAATGTGTCCCGGGTTGTCAAACGCTTGAGCCAGTTTAAAGGTGGGTCTTTTAGGCCGGACGGTGAGAAGTACCACGTCCGTACACGCAAGGAAATTGGCAGGGGTGAAATCATTCCTGTCTATGTTATGGAAGACGGCAAGCTCAAGAAAACCAAGACCAGTTCAATCTTTAATATGACGGGTGATGGATGGTGACTAAGTGCCACGCCGCACTCTTTGGCCCCATCATTGATGGGGCTTTTTTTTGCCGTGGTTTGGTGTCAGCAGCGACTTGCCTTCGTGTTGGTATGCGCCTATAATGTGTACTCAATCAATTGATTAGGAGCTAGCACGATGACAGAAGAAACACATACAGAACCAACTACATTCGAAGTGGCAGTATATGCTTCGGTTTGGAAGAGTGATCTGGAATTATATCTCGCAGGAACAAGAGATAATCTTTCAGACCATCATGTTGATTTACATATTGGCACGGCGCCAACAGACTACAGCCAGTTTAATGCATACATGCCAGTCGGCAAGGTTACTGTGAAGATACCTAGCAAATCCGAGCGTATCCAATGCGAGTTACTGGCTATTGATGCCGCAATCGAAGACGAGAAAGAGCGCAGTATGCAAAGATTGGAAGACATGGCCGAGCGCAAGAAGGAGTTACTGGCACTTGAATACTTGCCAGAGGACACATAAGGTACACGGTCGCACTCTTTACCCCACTTCGGTGGGGTTTTTTTTGCGTACAGTTTCTTCCCCCATGACCTGTGTTAGGGGCCGCGTGTCACACTTTACACAGTAAAGTGCGACATGACCCCTCCCCCCGCTATCGCGAAGCCCCCGCGCTTACATAGCGCGATAGCGGGGGGAGGGGGGTGAGTAGGGACTCCGGAATAGAGGCTAAGTGAGAAGGAGGAGAAGAGGGTTAGCAGGAGGAAGGAGTGAAGAGCAGGGGATTTCCCTCGGAGAAGAGTTCAGGGCATGTTTGTCTCAAACAATACGATAAAAATTTTTTTAGAAAAAAATTAGCAACATCGTATATAATTGCATATATGAGTGAAAACACAGAAGGAAAACCTATGGACGAAGACATCTTGGTAGCTGATGGATTTGAAGAGGCTCTTATAGGCGTGGGCCGTCGTTGTGGGTGCCCGGACATTGCAGTATACGACACGGACAAATGTATTGACCTCTTGGTGGAACAAGGCATGGACCATGAGGAAGCAATAGAGTATTTTGAATTCAACGTGGTTGGCGCTTGGATGGGGGACAAAACCCCTTTGTTCATGGGACCCCCGGATGGATGACGCTGAAGAGAAGATACTAAAGCTTGAGCTGCGGTTAGCGCAGCTTGACCGGGTTGACGAGTGTCAGGGGAATTTCCTTAGTTTTGTCCGTACCATGTGGCCGGAGTTCATTACCGGTAAACACCACGAGATCATTGCGGACAAGCTTGAGCGGGTGGCCTCGGGCGAACTGAAGCGCCTGATTGTCAACATGCCGCCGCGTCATACCAAGAGTGAGTTTGCTTCTTACCTGTTCCCTGCATGGATGATTGGGAAGAATCCTGCGATGAAGATTATCCAGGCCACACACACCACGGAACTTGCTGTAGGTTTCGGTCGTAAGGTTAAGAACCTTCTTGAGCGGGAAGATTATCAGGATATATTTCCGGATTCCCGGTTGTCGGTGGACTCGAAGGCTTCTGGGCGGTGGGACACGGCCCGTGGGGGGATGTACTACGCCGTGGGCGTTGGTTCCAACTTGGCTGGTCGTGGTGGTGATTTAATTGTCATAGACGATCCGCATTCTGAGCAGACGGCGATGTCGGCAAATGGATTTGATGACGCATGGGACTGGTACACTGGTGGTCCTCGTCAGCGGTTGCAGCCCGGTGGAACTATAGTTTTGGTAATGACGCGCTGGTCGGACAAGGATCTGACCGGGCAGTTGATTCGTGCGCAGGGAAGGGAGCGAGACGCTGATCAGTGGGAGGTGGTTGAGTTACCGGCTTTGATGCCTTCCGGAAAAGCGTGTTGGCCTCAATACTGGCCGACCAAGGACCTTGAGGCGGTAAAGGCGTCTATTCCTGTAGCCAAGTGGAATGCGCAGTACCAGCAGAACCCGACCGGTGACGAGACGGCCATCTTGAAGCGCGAGTGGTGGAAGCTGTGGGAGAAGGACAAGGTGCCTGATCTGGAGTATGTAATCCAGAGTTATGACACGGCTTTCAGTAAGAAGGAGACGGCGGACTTCAGTGCCATAACCACGTGGGGTGTTTTCTATCCCGACGAGGGAGGGACGCCCAATCTGATCTTGCTGGATTCGCAGAAGGGTCGTTGGGATTTTCCGGCGTTGAAGCAGGTGGCGTTTGACCTGTACAAGTTCTGGGACCCCGAGACGGTCATCATCGAGGCGAAGGCGACGGGAATGCCCCTGACCCACGAACTACGGAGCATGGGAATACCTGTTGTCAACTTTACCCCAAGTCGGGGAAATGATAAATTGTCGAGGGTCCACAGTGTAGCGCCTTTGTTTGAGAGCGGGATGATTTGGGCACCGGAGCAGAAGTGGGCGGAAGAGCTGATTGAGGAGTGTGCAGCGTTTCCTTATGGTGAATTTGATGACCTGGTGGACAGTACCACACAGGCGTTGATGCGTTATCGTCAGGGGAATTTTGTGCAGTTGCCAAGTGACGACTGGGACACACCGGAGCCTAGTCGCATTCAATATTACGGATAGCGTACATGCCCGAATCTGATCCTAATAAGCACCCCAGCCGACGTCTTCGTGCTTTAAAGCCTTCTGGTTATGAACCAGAGAGCTACGAAGAGTTTTATGGCGCGGACGAACAGGCCGAACTTTTCGACATTATGCAGGGTGTGCGTCCCGAAGACAGGTTTTCAGGCAAATACGGGATACTCCCCTATCTTGGTTATTACGGCAGCGGGGACCCGGAAGACCCTGCGTATGGTGTTTCCAGCATCAACAAATACGACATTAAAAACCCCGAAGATCTTTCCCAAAGTATTTTATCCGGTTCCGCTTATTTTGATACTAAAAGGAGATTTCCACGGTTCGAGCGGGGTGATCCAGACGATCCAACGGTTGGCGGAATGCTGGGATGGTATACGGGTAGTAGCATTTTCCCACCGAATGTGCCGAGTACACATGATGCCGTGAAAGAGAACATTCGATGGGTTGAAGGTACGGGTTTGCCTGATCCGGGGGAATCCGGCATTAGTGCTTACTACCCGCTTCAGGACTTTGCCCCTTTGGTAGCGGGAGAAATAACTCCTTGGGAACTCGACCAAGAACTTAAAGCGTGGGATAGGGAGGTTGATTTAGGAGACGGTGCCCCCGAAAACGTATACAAACCAAGGTTTGATCCCCTTAGCGAAGACTATTACCCTTTTGTTAGTGCGGAAGACATGAGAACCGGGAAAGTGGATTTAGAACAGCCGGTGTGGGACAGAGATGTCGGATTTCCAAGCACCGTGGTTCACGAGCTTACACACAGGGGTTTTGATACCCGAGCCGTCAGGGACTTTTTTGACGAGATGGAGGATGTAGGATCGTTTCCTGAAGCTAGTGGAAAGACTAGAGAATGGAACAGGTTACATGGTGGCATAAATCCTCGGCTAGAACACGACATAATGCGATCTAGGACGTGGCCCCCGCAGCGGGATACTGTGATTGATCCAAGTGGAAACTATATTGACCCCGACGCACCCTTTCTCGGATGGACTACTAAAACTAATCCCATAGAAACCTTCCAAGACCAATTCCTAGAGTGGTTAACCCCGGAGAAACAGGCCAAATACGGTATTGATTTGCCTGATGCGGAAAACCTGGGGTTTCTGGGGCTGCAAGGCGGTGGCCCCGTCTACATGGCAAATGGTGGAGAATCTCCTGCATGGGCTACACCGGGGATTAATCCGAGTCCGGGTTTGATGGATGTTTTAAATACGCGAGGGGTACAAGCGGCCGAGCTTGCCCAATCTCAAGCTAATGCAGAAAATGCTCTAAAATATCAGTGGTACGGGGGATGGCTTCCGCAAGTAGGGGCTAACACCTCGGTGGGTGAGTTGTGGGAAACGCTGGCCCCTGAACCGGGAACCATGGGTTCTCCCTATTCCCTCTGGATTATGGAAAACATAATCATGGAAGCTTTGGAAGGGATGCAAAGCACTGCGGATTGGGATGCGGACCAGATATCCGCTTTTCAGGACCGCATTTACGACAACCTTCTGGCAGCAGCGGAAAACGAGCCGGATAACGAGCAGTTACAGGGTATAGCCACCAATATCAACACGCTGCGGGGCGACACCGAGACTACGACAGAGCTGACCGACGATGAAAAGTGGGAAGCGTGGGATGAGTATCTAGCCGCGTATGAGCC